AGAAAGAATGCGTATAGACAGTTCAGGAAATGTGGGTATTGGAGGTTCAGCAAATGATGGTTATAGATTACAAGTTGTAGGAACAAGTCAAGACAGTACTACAATATCTATGACTTATGTAGGAGTAGGAGCAGGAGCATTAAAAATGACATCAAATGGAGCAATGGCATTTGGAGTTGATGCAGCAGATGGTGCTACAGAAAGAATGCGTATAACATCTGGGGGGGATGTTTTAGTAAATAGTGCAACTGCATTTTCTATTGCAACTCACGACCCTAATGTAATTACAACTGAATCGTTTGGTATTAACAATGGTAGTAATACATCAACTTTTGGTCTTGATAGAATACATTTTGATAGTTCTAATTATTATGTTTTAAATGCTGCAGCAGTAGGTGTAAAACTTGTTAATGGTGCAACAGCTTGGACTGCACAATCAGATGAAAGTTTAAAAGAAAACATTAAACCTTTAGAAAATGTTTTAGATAAAATAAAAGATTATAGATGTGTAGAATATAATTTAAAAGCTAATAATAATAAAAAAATAGGTTTTATTGCACAAGATTGGGAAAATGATTTTGCTCCAATAGTTAATAAAGATGATGAAGGTTTATTAGGTATGAAATACACAGAAACAATTCCTGTGTTATTAAAAGCAATACAAGAACTAAAAGCAGAAGTAGATTCATTAAAGCAAAAATGTAATTGTAAAAATTAGTATCTTAGTAACTTAATCTAAAAAATATAATAAAATGTCAAAAATTAAAGAATCTGAATTAAAAACATTACAAGAACAAGAAAAAAAGAAAGGTGCAATTTTGCACGACTTGGGATTACTAGAAACTCAAAAGCATAGTTTAAACCATATGTATGCTGAGTTAATGGTAGAACAAGATAAATCTAAAAAAGAACTTGAAGAAGAATATGGTAAAGTAAACATCAACCTTCAAGATGGTTCTTATGAAATCATAAAAGATGAAGAAAAAGATAAGTAAACACATTTCTTTTAAGGAAGCTACTCACTCCAATTATGCTGAACAATATGGCATAAAAAACAAGCCTACTGCTGAACATATCAAGAATATGGAATTAGTGGCTGAAAAGGTCTTTGAACCTTTAAGGGAGTGGGTAGAAAATCCAATTAAAGTAAACAGCTTTTATAGATGTGAAGAATTAAATCGTGGAATCGGTGGTTCTCCTGTATCATCTCATTTAACTGGAAATGCAATGGACATCACATCAATGGGTGGTAAAACTAACTTAGAGATGTTTCATTACATTAAAGATAATTTAGACTTTGACCAATTAATTTGGGAATTTGGTAATGAGCCAAAATGGTTACACGTTTCATACAAAAGCAAAAAAGACAATAGAAGACAAGTTCTAGTTACTAAAAAACGAGGTAAATATTATACTTGGGAAGATTGTGATAATTGCTAATGAAATGGGAGTTTAACATATTAGATAGGTCATTGGTCGGTTTATTAGTTGGTTTCAGCTATTTACCCAAAGAAACTGATTCTGATTATACTGAACTAAATATCTATTTATTAATTATTGTTTTACATTTTAAATTTTATTAAATGCCAATACCGACAAAAAAAACAGGGGAAAAACAACAAGATTTTATGATCCGTTGTGTTCCACAATTAATGGACGAATACGAAAAAAGTCAAGCTATTGCTATATGCTATAAATCATTTAAGGGCGAAAGTGTTGAATTAGAAAGTTATAATGACTATCCTCAAGCAGCTGTTAACAATGCTAAACGCGCTATTAAATGGAAAAAAGAAAAAGGATCAAAATGCGGCACACAAGTTGGTTGGACTAGAGCCGGACAATTAGCACGAAAAGAAAAAATAAGTCGTAAAACAATTGCTCGTATGGCTAGTTTTAAAAGACATCAAAAAAGTAAAGATGTTGCATACAGCGATGGGTGCGGCGGTATTATGTGGGATGCGTGGGGAGGCTCTGCAGGGGTTAACTGGGCTATTAGTAAACTTAAACAAATAGACAAAAAATGATTATGGACTATAAAACGCTAGTAATTAATTTAAGCAGCTTTGGAATATCATTAACAAATATAGATATGGTCCTTAAAATTATTTTACTAAGTGTAACAATCGGATATACAGTTCAAAAAATGTACTGGCTAAATAAAAACAAAAAATGACAGAAACTATAAAACATCTGTTTGGATTATGTGGAGAATCACATTTGAATTTATATTCAATTATTTTCCTAATAATTTTTTTTAAATTAATATATGAAGCAAATACTAGCAAAACTTTTTGGATCGGCAGGAAGTAATATAGCGGAAAAAATATCAAATATAATTGATAAGCATACTTTTAGTAAAGTTGAAAAAGCTCAATTTGAAAAGGAAATGCAAGAAATATTTATTAAAGCCGAATCAGATATTCAAAAAGATATAACAGAACGTTGGAAAATTGATTTAAATTCTGACTCTTACCTTTCAAAAAACGTGCGCCCACTTGTTTTAATATTTTTAATTACATCGACTGTATTAATGGTTTTTATTGACGCTGGAGCAATAAATTTTACAGTAGATAGTGAATGGAAAGAATTATTAAAATTGCTTCTTACAACGACTGTAGCAGCCTATTTTGGAGGCCGTAGTTATGAAAAAATAAAAAGAAATTAAATAATTAATTAAATTTTTATATATTTACAATCTCAGTTGCAAATCTGATTAAGTTGCTAAACTTTTATAGAAATATAATTGGTTCAGATAAATCTTTTTTATTACAAATATTTTTTTTTGTTTTTTTTGAGGGTTTTTTTTATTTTTTTTTTATTACATTTATAAAAAAAGTTATGCAATATTCACCTGAATTAATAGATAAAATATATAATTATAAAACATTATCTAATAATGAAAAAATTAATAGACTATTAGAAATTGATGCAAATCAATATACAAATTGTGGTTTAGAAACTACAAAATCTGAAAAAGCATTAGTAAAAAAAAATAGTAAATACATATATAAAACTATATATAAAATTAATCCTGCAATAGGCAAATCATTTTTACAACATCAAGACAAATAATGCCTAAAAAAAAATTATCGCGAAGTAAATTAATAAAAAAATTAGATTCAATATTTAGTATTTATATAAGGCGTAAAAACGCAATAAATGATATTGCTACTTGTTTTACTTGTGGTAAAAAAGATAATTACAAAAAACTACAAAACGGCCATTTTCAAAGTAGAAAACACTATTCAACAAGATGGGACGAAATTAATTGTCAAGTGCAGTGCCCCGGGTGTAATGTGTTTAAATATGGCGAACAATATGTTTTTGGAAATAAATTAGATAAAAAATATGGTCGAGGAACGGCCGAGCGTTTACATCAAAAAGCAAAACATATAATTAAATTAGCGGATTTTGAAATAATTGATTTAATAAATAAATATGAAAATTTTGTAAAACTTATGGATTAATTAGTATATTTGTTATGTTCTGTTTGTTTTGTCTTTAATGAAAAAGAGGGTTAATTTATTTTAATCCTTTTTTTTTACTTTATTTTTTTTTATTAACATTTTTGTTTATATTCGATATATATTAATAATTAAAACAAACACAATGGAAACACAAAAACAAGACATTCAAAAACAAATTCATCAATTAGAAATGATGTTACACCACGCAACAATGATGGGAGACACTGAAAACCAAAAAGCATTTGAAAATAAAATATTTTGGTTAAAATCAACTTTAACACATATACAATAATGGACATTAATAACGTAAGAACAGGTTACTCTCACCAAGGTAAAAATCAATTAATTGCATATTATATTGATAGATGTGAGGCATTAGAAAGCAAAATACACTTTTTAGAGGCAACTTTAGAAGTAATAACAAATGAAAAAAATCAATAAATGAAAAATAATATATATAATAAAATTTATAAATTACAACAGGAAATTGGTACAATAAGTAAAGACGTTAAAAATCCTTTTTATAAATCAAAATATTTTGACATAAATTCATTAATTAATCAACTTAAACCTTTGTTGCAAAAACACAAATTAGTTTTAGTGCAACCAATAACTGATAATCACGTTCGTAGTGTTATAGTTGATTTAGAGGGGGGATCTATTGAATCTTGTATTGAATTGCCTAATAATTTAGACGCACAAAAATTGGGTAGTGCAATAACATATTACAGAAGATATACATTACAATCATTATTAGCTTTAGAAGCAGTTGATGATGATGGTAATTTAGCAGCTAGTAAAAAAAAGTTAGATCCGCTGTATGAAGGAACACCAAAATATAAAGAAGTTGAAACAGCGTTAAAAAATAGCACAGCAACTTTAAAATATGTCAAAAGTCGTTTTACATTATCTGACGACGTTGAAAAAAAATTAAACAAAATAATAATCAATAATTTTTAAAACTATGAGTACACTAATTAGCGCGTCAATACGCGTAGACAAATTACCTAAAGAAAAATTCATAAAAGGTAAAGACGGAGCTGTTTATTATAATTTAACAGTTTCAATTCAAGATGAAACACGTTATGGAAATAATGTAGCTATAACGGATTCACAAACTAAAGAAGAACGCGAAGCAAAAAAACCTAAAAATTATTTAGGAAACGGTAAAGTGGTTTGGACGGATGGCAATATTGTTTTAGCCGAACGAGAAGAAAAACTTGATATTATTTCAGGAACAGAATCAGCATATAAAGTTGAAAAGTCTGATTTACCATTTTAAAAAATAATTTTTTTTACATAAAAAGGGTATGGATAAATCAATTCATATCCTTTTTTTTTTATCTTTAGTAAATGACAGAAGAACAAAACGAACACTATCTGTATATGCAGCTAATTGAAGCTAGCTGTTTTGTAGATACAAACGAACAAATTGAATATCCTCCTGTAGCTTTGTCTTATGGGGAAAAATTATTAAAGTCTAGTAAAGGAGACACTTTATTACCAATTCCTATTTGCTCTTATGGCAATATAAGTTGTGTAAGTGCACCTCCAAAAACTAAAAAAAGTTTTTTTATATCGTTGATAGCTTCGGTATATTTAAGCGGCCAAAATATATATGGAGGAAAAATAAGAGGTCATAGGGGAAACGGCAGTCTGGTTCATATTGATACAGAACAAGGATTGTGGCATTCACAGCGAACTTTTAAACGTCCATTTTTAATGGATTCAAAAATTGATAAAACTAAATATAATACTTTTGCTTTAAGAACAATACCCTTTAATGTGCGTATGGAATTTTTAGAATATTATTTAAGTAAATTAAAAGAGCCTTCCCTAATTTGTTTAGATGGAGTTGCTGATATGGTTGCGGATGTTAATGATCTGACTTCTTGCAATGTCTGTACCCAAAAGCTTATGGAATTATCGGCCCGTTTTAATTGTCATATAGTTTGTGTGATACATAATAATTTTGGCACATCAAAAATGACAGGGCATTTAGGAAGTGCGTTAGAAAAAAAAAGTGAAACTATAATAGAGCTAGAGGCAAACACAGTAAATAAAGATTGGGTAACCGTAAAATGTAAACAAAGCAGAAATTATGCTTTTGAAAATTTTAGTTTTGAAGTTAATGATTATGGTTTACCTTGCGTTGTAGATAATTTATATGATCCTTTGGCCGCTTATGATTGAAAAAAAAATGATATTATTATTTCAAAAAAATAAAGATTGGATAAAAATATGTCAATCGTTCGGTTGTAATAAAAGAACAGCAGAAGATCTTGTACAAGAAATGTATATTCGAATTCAATTAAAACTTGAAAAAGGTTTAGATATTTATTATAATGAAAAAAATGAAATAAACTATTATTATATATTTAAAACTTTAAGAACAATGTTTTTAGATTTAAAAAACAAAACAAAAAATATAAAAATGCAAGAGCTTGATATTGTAGACGGAGGTTTAGTTGATATTAATTATATAAGAAATTATGATATTATTTTAAAAGAACTTTCAAAAATGTATTGGTATGATCGTAAAGTGTTTGAAATTATAAATGGGGGAGAATCAATAGCAGAATTTTCTCGGAAATCAGGTATAGCATATCATTCTCTTTATAATACATATACAACCGTTAAAAATAAATTAAAACTATTATTATGAAACTAGGCGACATTATATATTACATTACTAAATACACTGGCATTAAATACATAGTAGAAACCTTTCACGCATTAAAGGGAACTAAATGTAACTGTGATAAAAGAAGAAAGAAATTAAATAAGATTAAAATTAAAAGATGGTAAAATTTGAAAAAAAAGATTTTAAACTCTGGACTGTATTCAGAATGGGTACAAAACAGCACATATCAGCTGCAGAATTTCAATTGGTCTGCGAATTACACAGCAAGTATTACAAACATAGTTTTTATAAACCCTGTACATGCTCCCCAAAAACAATAAACAAATGGATAAAAGATTTAAATGTTATTTGGGACAATGGGCATAAAGAAGATTAATAAATGGGAAAAAGCTTTAATTCTGCTTTTAAACTTTGATAACTGGAAACTCGAATGGGTAGGAGATAAAAATCTGTGTTATGATGCAATAGGCAAATCTCCAAAAGGATTTAATGTTGTAATTGAAATGAAATTCAGAAATAAGTATTACGAAGAAAAATTACTTGAAGCAGATAAATATAAACAATTAATGGCTTTGCCTAAATCAACAATTAAAATATATTTTGTTTCTGATCCAAAAGGAAACTTTATGTACTGGCTAAACACATTAAAAATGCCTAAAGCTGTTAAAAAATATTGTCCTGACTCTACTATTTGGACAAAAAAAAGAATAACAAAAGAAGTTTATTTATTAAAAGAAAATGATGCTTCAAGAATAAATTTAAACAATTACCGAAAATAACTTACAAAATATTTTGTTTATAACGTTTTTTGTTGTATATTTGATATATCAACAAGGGGGGACAGTTTAGGTGTCGCCGGGTGCAAGCCCCGTAAAAATTAGATGTCGCCCTATTATAGCATATAACCCCTGTTGATTTTTAAAATTAATTTTAGAAACGTTTTTTAAAGTATCGGAAATAACAAAACAACATTTAGCAGCTTTGATTAGCTGGGAGAAAGTCTTCAAGTTAAATCCGGTATTTTAATTAACATTAATTAAAACAAAACAAAATGAAAAAAATATTAAAATTAGTATCGGAATTTATATTTGTTGTAACAATATTTGCTTTATTCTGGGCATCACTTTGGATATTCGCATAATATGAAAAAAGAAAAAAAAGTTCGTCAATATAGATCGCGTCAAGGCAGATCAGATAAACAATACGGAGAAAGCCTGATTGTATTTGGAATCGCGTTTACCGGTTTAGTGATAAGTGTATTAATAATTAAATTAACATAATTTATGGTTTTACTCGTTGATGCGGACAGTTTAATATTTGCAAGTTGCTATCGTTCAAAATCCGATAACTCGGGCAATGAAAGTATTCATTATGAAAACATAGAAGATTCAATTGTTAAGTTTGATGAACAATTTATGAAAATTGTAAATGACTTGGAGGAAAAATACGAAATAGATCGTATAATTACGTTTAATGGAAGCAAAGGTAATTTTAGAAAACAAATAACAAAAAGCTATAAAGCTAATAGAAAAACAAAAGCTTTACCCCCTCTGTTAAATGATATGCATAATTATGTAAAAAAAAATTATAACAGCATTTACGCTTATGGAATTGAAACAGACGATTTAGTTGCTAAATATTGGTACACTATAAGTAATGAAATAGGTCGCGAAAATGTAATGATTGTTTCTTTAGATAAAGACTATAAACAATTCCCGGCATTAATTTATAATTATCATTTTAAACACAAAACAATATTAAACATTAATAAGGATCAAGCCCTGTATAATTTTTATGAGCAAATGATTTGCGGGGATTCGGCAGACAACGTACAATTTTTTAAGGGTAAAGGGCCATCTTTTTCGCGTAAATATTTTAAAGATTGCAAAACTAAATATCAATTCACAAAACAATTATATTTGTTATTCAAAAAAAAATATAAAAGTAAAGCACGCGAAAGATATATTCAGTGTTATACTTTATTAAAACTAAAAGAAAAATGATAAATTTAAAACCAATTGAAATAGCTAATAAAATTATTGAGCTGTCAGGAATTAATGTTTTTGAAAATTCGAGAATGAGAAAATATATTGAGGTTCGATCCTTATTAACTTATTTGCTTAGGGAAAAATTAAATATGAGATGGACTAACATTGCTTTGTTTTATACAAAAAACGGAAAGCCGACTACTCACGCAACAACAATTCATTCTTGTGTAGATTATAAAATGCATAGAGCTCATAATAAAAAACTAAAAGAAATAGAAAATATGTTTTTATTTAAATCCGATTTAGAATATGATGAAATAGATAGAATTCATTATTTAGAAAACAAATGTAATAACCTTGAAAAAAAATTACAAAAACCTGTAATAAAATTAATTAATAGTTTATCGAGTGAAAAAGAAACATTAATAGAAAAAGAAATTCCAAAAATTATTAAAGGGTGGGAATGGAAAAACAAATTAAACAAAACATAATATGAAAAAAAAACAAATAGAATTTAGAGATCCTGTAGTTGAAAGAGTAGTTGACAAATTTATATCACGTTCAGATGTAGGTTTTAAAAAGTACGGCGTTACAATGGACCAAGACACGTTATCAAAAAAAGAATGGCTTAATCATTTACAAGAGGAATTGATGGATGCTATATTATATATACAAAAATCAAAAGAAACTTTATGAGTAGTTTTGAAAAAAAGTATAAAAAATTATTGTTACAGTGTTTAAGGGAAGGTGATGACTGCATTAACAGGACGGGGGTAAATACATTTAAACTATTTAATAAATCATTAAATATTAATTTAAATAAAGGTTTCCCAATTGTTACAGGTAAAAAAATATTTTTTGATAAAGCTTTAGCAGAGTTTAGATGGATGTTTGAGGGCAGAACAGATATTGCCTATTTAAATAAACACAACGTGAAGTGGTGGAATGATTACACTAATACGGGTGATTTAGGTAAAGTTTATGGCCATCAAATAAGAAACTATAATGATAACATAGATCAAATAGAATATGCTACTAAAGAGATTAAAAACAATTCTCGCCGTGCTGTAATAAATTTGTGGAATGCAAGCGACCTGCAAGAACAAGCGCTGCCCTGCTGCTTTACTCAATTCAATTTTGTAAGAGTAAATAATAAATTAAATATGAGTATGAACTTTCGCAGCTCTGATTTATTTTTGGGTTTGCCTTATGATATAATTGTTGGCTCATTATTTTTAATTACTATGGCAGAACAAACAAATCTTTCGCCAAATTATTTAGGTATTAATTTAATAGATGCACATATATATAAACCGCATATAGAACAAACATTACAATATTGTAAAAACAAAATATATAAACTACCTGTTTTACAAGGTAAATACGAAAGCTATAGTTTATTAAATTACAATTGTAATAATTATATTAAAGCAGATTTAATAAAATAATGTATTATATCTATCACATAGAGGGAATTAAAATTGGTTGCACTACCGATCTTAAAGAAAGGGTAGAAAAAAAACAGGGGTATACAAATTACGATATATTATATACAACAAACAATATACACGAAGCATCAAAAAAAGAATTAGAGTTACAAACTAAATACAAATACAAACAAGATAAAAAACCATATAAAGAAATAATTATGAATATTAAAAACAAATTTTACATAACAGACAAAACAGTTACATTAAACAACACATTCGATAAAGATTTAACAGGCTTCGAATTCCCTGACTATATTACTTATGAGGATAAAAAAATATATTTTACAAAAGACTTAATTGCCTGGATGAAAAATAATAATATCAAATCACAAAATGATAATAAAAGGTATGTATATAGAAACCCCTTTGAAAAAGCGTCCGACAATAAGCCTAAGACAATTTTTGACAACATAAGAAACTGGGCAAAAGTTAGAGATATATATAAAAAAGGTAATTCACACACACAATATGTAAAACTGCAAGAAGAATGCGGCGAGTTAGCTAAAGCTATATTAAAGAAAGATAAGCCAGAAATTGTAGATGCAATAGGAGATATTGTGGTTGTCTTAACAAACTTGGCACACTTTGAAGATTGCACAATTGAAGAATGTATTGAATCAGCTTATAAAGTTATAAGTGAACGCAAGGGTAAAATGATAAATGGTACATTTGTGAAAGATTAAAATAAATAATTTATATTTAATCGTTATATAGTAAAGATTGATTAATCAATAATATTTCAATTATGGATAAACGTAAAAAAAATGGAGGAGCTAGACAAGGTTCAGGCCGCCCTAAAAAAGCCGACGAGGTTAAGCTAATAGAAAGGTTAGATAATATAATTGATAACGATGAGGTTATTAAAACACTTGGCCAACAAATATTAAAAGGTGATTCAAGAGCAATGTCTTTATATTTTGGTTATAGATACGGCAAGCCAAAAGAATCAGTCGATATAACTTCTTCAAAAGGTTTTAACATAAACTTCAAAGAGCTTATTAAATTTAAGTGATAGAGATAAATAAAAAGTATTCACCAATAACATCTTCTGATTCTCGTTACTTTATTGTAACAGGAGGGAGAGGTTCAGGTAAATCTTTTTCAGTTAATTTATTATTAGTATTACTTACTTATGAAGCAGGCCATACAATTTTATTTACAAGGTTTACTTTAGCCTCTGCTTATATTTCGATTATACCTGAATTTATTGACAAGATTGAAACTTTAAATATTGAAGACGACTTTCATATTACAAAGGATGAAATTATAAATAAACGCTCAGGGAGCAAAATATTATTTAAAGGAATCAAAACCTCATCAGGCGATCAAACAGCTAATTTAAAATCTTTAACTAATGTGAGTACGTGGGTTATGGATGAGGCCGAAGAATTAGTTGATGAAAGTATATTTGATAAAATAGATTTGTCGGTTAGAAATTTAAAACAACAAAACAGAGTTATACTTATTTTAAATCCAGTTACAAAAGAGCATTGGATATATTCAAGATTTTTTGAAGACAAAGCAATAATGGGGGGGACAAATACAACTAAAGATAATATAACTTATATACACACAACTTATTTAGACAACATAGATAATTTATCTGAAAGTTATTTAAATCAAATTGAAACTATTAAAAGCAGACGACCGGATAAATACAAACATCAAATGCTCGGGGGTTGGTTAGCAAAAGCTGAAGGTGTTATATTTAGCAATTGGACAATTGGCAAATTTAAAAAAGTAGGCGTTTCAGTGTTTGGTCAGGATTATGGATTTGCATCAGACGAATCAACGTTAGTTGAAACTAATATTGATAATCGAAATCGTATTATATATTTAAAAGAATGTTTTTATTTAAAAGGATTAACAACTACTCAAATAGCGGAACTTAACTTAAAGCATGCTCACAAGGATTTAATAGTTGGGGATAGTGCAGAACCTCGTCTATTGTCAGAGATAAAAGCTAAAGGCTGTAATATTGTAAAAGCAATTAAAGGGCAAGGGTCAATTACTTATGGCATTTCATTATTACAAGATTATGATTTAATAGTTGAGGAGAATAGTATTAACTTAATTAAAGAATTGAATAATTATAGCTGGCTCGAAAAGAAATCAAAGACTCCTCAAGATCGTTTCAATCATTTAATTGATGCTATTCGCTATTCAGTATCTTACCAATTACAAAACCCAAACAGGGGCACTTATTATATTTCTTAAAATAAGTTACAA